AGCAAACTTCCGGAGAGGGCTTATTACGTCCCCACCAGGAAGAATTGCTCTCGTCGAACGACATGCGTCGATTGCGCCCTGAAGATCAGGGTTAGCGCGAAACATCTCCAAAGCTAGTTCTCGTGGAACACGATCACTAGCGTCAGAGAGATCAATTGTTGCTAATTGACCCGTCTTAGACGAAATCACAGCCAGCGTCTGGTTAACAGATTGATCACGGAAATTTACGTGACCTTTTGTTAGTCGAGACGATTCGATCACCTCATAAAGAGCTGCTCGGATAGCCTGTTGAGTGTATTGCATACACGCAGGTTCTATAGCTATGATCCTTGGGCCTTTCATCGTTTTCGGAACAGGAGTAACCCTAACAGGGCTTTCATCCTGCTCAGGTACGAACGTTACTAATTTGAGCTCCTCTGAATCAAATGCGGACATAGAATATCCGCAATCGATAAGAGGGAAGTAAGGCTCAAGACGCTCGTGCCAATACTGCCAGAGAAACTTCTGATTTCCAGAAATTCTCTCAGCGGTAGCTCCGGGACCGTGCCTAGGGACCAACATATCAAGGCGTATATTAGCCATGATATTGTCCCACAGCACAGCAGAAACAAGGGAAAATTCTCTTGTATCTGCTTCGGAACACGAAAATGATGCGAAGGACTGCTCAATAGCAGTGAAGTTCGCAATCGCGGCTTGTACCCTTTGTGGGGTGCATACCATCTCAATCTTTTTGAAGGATAGGCAAATCTGCCTAACACTATCAACAAGAGTAGAGAAATCGATTGTATTGATTGAACATTCATTGTTTATACTCCCTGTCTCTCGGTCGAATAACAGACCGATCATACCCTGCAAAAAAGCAGGGATTGATCCAGTTTTCCGAAAACCTCGGAAATCTGTTGGGTCTATCTTCCCGTTGTCAAGACTTCGTTCGAAGTCTCGACAAAAGGATGGAAGGGTTATCGTCAAAAACGAATCACCCTCATTTTCGACCCGTGACTTAATAGTTTCTAAGTCACGTAAATCAGAGACATCAGCGATGCATTTGGCACAGGCATCTATATAGATAGCCCGTACCAACTCCAGGTGATCACTTAAGTCGCTTTTCAAGCTTCCTCCTTA